TAATACAGACCTTAGAGGTGAAGCCGCTTGTGCTGGTGGAGCTTGTGAAATAGTATAATAAAATTAAAATGACAGTAAGAGCATCTAAAGATTGGATACAACAGTTATATGTTCAGGAGACAACAAAAAAATCTCCTGAACCTGACTTTTATAAGAATAAAGACGGTAATATAGTAATGACAGAATCTTATCACATTAAAAGAGGAAGTTGTTGTGGTAGTAGATGTTTACATTGTCCTTACGAACCTATTTACCAAAAGGGAAATAAATCATTAAAATCTCAACATTAAGTTGGGATTTTTTTTTGACATATTTTTACTTAAAAAACACAAGTGTTATATTTATAAGTATCATGTCAAACGGTATAACATACGGAATAGGGTTTCCTTTTATAGATTCTTTTACAGGAAGATATTTAGAGGTTACAAATAATAATGAAGAAGAAATAAGATCAAATTTGGTCCATTTATTACTAACCAGAAAAGGAATGAGATATTATTTACCTGATTTTGGAACAAGATTATATGAATATATTTTTGAACCATTAGACGGACCAACATTTTCTGATATTGAAAATGAAATTCGTGATAGTATTAGAAATTACATGCCAAATTTACAAGTAATTAGTATTACAATAGAACCAGCTTCTCTTGGTTTAGAAGATAAAGGGTATACCATAAATCAATATAACGAACGAGAGTTCAAAGTCACAAACATATCGACACTTGAACACACCGCTAAAATTAAAATAGATTATAAAATTACCGATTCAGCATTTGAATCACAAGATTTTATTATTCTAAATATTTAATAAAATATGGCAGAAAAAAAAATTTCTTATACGGTAAGGGACTTTCAGGGAGTAAGAACTGAATTAATAAATTTTACAAGAACTTATTACCCCGATTTAGTTCAAAACTTTAACGACGCTGGTATTTTTTCGGTGATGTTAGACTTAAATGCTGCAGTAACAGACAATTTAAATTATCAAATAGATAGGAGTATCCAAGAAACCGTACTTCAATTTGCACAACAAAAAAATTCTATTTATAATATTGCAAGAACTTATGGTTTAAAAATACCAGGACAAAGACCATCCGTGGCCTTAGTGGATTTTTCAATAACAGTTCCTGCTTTTGGGGATAGGGAAGATATTAGATATTGTGGTATTCTAAGAAGAGGGTCACAAGTAAACGGAGCAGGACAACCATTCGAAACAGTTTATGATATTGATTTTGCTTCACCAATAAATGCTGAAGGATCTCCAAACAGAATTAAAATTCCAAATTTTGACGCTAGCGGAACACTCATAAATTATACTATTACAAAAAGAGAAGTTGTTGTAAATGGGATTACAAAAGTTTTTAAAAGAGCAATAACACCAAACGACGTTAAACCGTATTTAGAATTATTTTTACCTGAAAAAAATGTTTTAGGTATTACTAGCGTTTTATTAAAAGAAGGAACACAATACTCAACAATACCAAATCCTCAAGATTTTTTAACTTTAGGTAAAGAAAGATTTTTTGAGGTAGACGCATTATTACAAGATAGAGTTTTTGTGGAAGACCCAAATAAAGTTTCTGATCTACCGGGGATTAAAGTTGGTATTTACATAACCACATCAAATAAATTTATATCTGAATTTACCCCTCAAGGTTATTGTAAAATGACATTTGGTGGAGGTAATATTTCGGCAGACGAACAATTAAAAGAATTCGCAAGAGACGGTAAAGGGTTTGACCTTAGTAGATATACTAATAACTACTCTACAGGGGCAGCACTTACCCCAAACACAACTTTATTTGTTCAATATAGAATTGGTGGTGGACTATCAAGTAACGTTGGTATAAACACAATAAATCAAATTGGAACTGTTTCTTTTTCTGTAAATGGTCCATCTGAAAGTGCCAACAGAAGTGTTATAAATACGTTACAGTGTAATAACGTTACTGCGGCAATTGGAGGATCAAATCCACCAACAACTGAGGATGTTAGAAATATGGTATCTTTTAATTTTGCAGCACAAAACAGAGCCGTTACCGTTAATGATTATAACTCTATTTTGAGAACGATGCCGGCACAATACGGAGCTCCCGCAAAAGTTGCTATAACAGAAGAAAATAATAAAATAAGAATAAAAATGTTATCTTATGATTCTTCAGGAACGTTAACTAATGTTGTTTCAAACACACTAAAACAAAATGTCGCTAATTATCTTTCTAACTATAGAATGATAAATGATTACATTTCTATTGAGGCGGCAGACACAATAGATTTATCTGTTACTGTAGAAATAGTTTTAGATAGTAGTCAAAACCAAGGATCAATAATTGCAAAAACAATACAGATTGTAACCGAATTTTTCAATCCATTGGTTAGAAATCTAGGTCAAAATGTTAATATATCTGAATTAAAAACATTAATACAACGTGAAAATGGGGTTATAAGTATTTCTGATGTGTCGTTTAATAATCAAGTTGGTGGACAATATTCGTCAAGTCAAACTTCTATGGAGTATTCCGACTCTATAACTAAAAAAATACAACCTGTGGCAGATACATTATTTGCAACACCAACTCAAATTTATCAAATTAGATATCCAAATAAAGATATTAATATTAGGGTTCTAAATTTGAAATCCGTAAACTACTCTTAGTTGTTTATTTTTTTCAAAACAAACGTATTTTTCTATGAAAATGGGAAATAAACTATTTATGAAAAAAAGAAAATTTAATGCCAAAATCGTATAGAGTAAGGACTGAGATCGGAGTTGACAAATATGTAAACGTAACGTTAGAACAGGATTGGGAATCTTTGGAGATTCTTTCACTTAAAATACTTTCAAAAGATATTTACACAAGATTTTGTGCGGATTATGGAGTAATAACCGGTAGAGTTTTTGTTAATGGAGGATTTGGATTACCTAACAGTAAAGTATCTGTGTTTATTCCATTGGAAAATACTGACGAATTAAACCCAATAATTTCTGAATTATACCCATATAAGTCAATTAATGATATTAATGAGGAAGGATATCGGTATAATTTACTGCCAAAAATACCATCATATAATGGACATACATCAACAGGTTCATTTCCAAACAAGGGAGATGTTCTTATGGACGAGTCATACATAGAGGTTTATGACAAATACTATAGATTTACTGTAACCACAAATGAAAGTGGTGACTTTATGATATTTGGTGTTCCGGTTGGAGAACAAACTGTATTTATGGATATTGATTTATCTGACATAGGATGTTTCTCATTATCACCACAAGACTTAATTCAACAAGGTTTAGCCACAGAAACACAAGTAAATGGATCAAAATTTAGGTCTTCGTCTAACCTAAGAGAACTACCTCAAATTAAAAATTTAACATATATTGTTAGTGTTAGGCCATTTTGGGGAAGTGAAGATCTTTGTCAAATAGGAATAACAAGAGTTGATTTTGACTTAACAAAACAATCAAACATTAATATACAACCAAAATCAATATTTTTAGGGTCTATTATTTCAACAACAGATGACGACGCTTTGAAGCTCAGTTGTAAACCAAAAAACAATACGGGTAATCTTTGTGAGTTAATTTCTGGTCCTGGTAAAATACAAGCAATACGACAAACAATATATACAGATACAAATGATTTACCAATTCTCGAAAGGTGGGATATTGAACAAGATGGTAAGGTAATAGATGAAAACGGAACATTTTTGTTAAATCTTCCCATGAACTTAGATTATGTTTTTACAAATGAATTTGGACAACAGGTTTTATCTAACGACCCAAAAAAAGGAATACCAACAAAAGGTAAGTATAGGTTTAAATTTAAATGGGAAAGTCAGCAGGGACTACAGAATAGTTTTTTAAGATCAGATTTTTTAGTCCCTAATATAAAAGAGTATGGTTGGTCAACATCGTCGACAGATCCATTTAATTCAAATTTATCGTCAACCTATGTTTATCCTACAATTGTTACAGGATCTACAACAGGATCAACCGTTTCCGCCACACCTGGAGGACTTATAAGTCCAATATCTTTTAATATTGAAAATTATGTAATATATATAAATGGTAACCCATATTTTGGATCTCCAGAATCAATTTCGTTTGTACTTGGAGATACTTTTTTTATTGTTGCAAATCCAATAGACCCAACCCAAAACCAAGATATACAATTTACATTTATTCCACAAAATCTTTTTGATGTTTATAGGTCTTATGCCTTTAGTACTGATTGGGATGATTATGCGAATTATCAAGAGGCCATAGATTGTGAAGATACTTTTTATGAATTTGGTTATAATAAGGTCTATACTACCGCTATGTTTTTAGATAGATATAAAAATGGTATTGGTAGAGCAAGACATTTAGGTATAAAAGAAATTGACAATAGAGATTGTAAATCAGATATCAACACGTTTCCTGTAAATGACATAATTAGAAATTTTAATTTTATATTTTTTATTTTTAATATTTTAATTAATATATTAACTTTTCCATTATTAAATATTTTATTTATTGCTCACTTAGTTGCATTTATGTGGCCATTATTAAAATTTATATTAATTGCACTTGGTATATATTTTGTTTATGACGCCTCCATAGCTCTCTATATCGCAATTGACGTTGGAATAGAAGCGATTAATAACGCGTCGGGGATTATAAGTGCTAGTTTAGCTGGACCAGTTATTAATGTTGGTAATATTTTAGAA